GCCCGGTTTTGAGGGCGCGGTCGATTGTTGATAGCGCAACATGATAAAACTTTGACTAATGACGCCTGAACTCCAGAAGTATTACGAAGAACGCTTCTCTATGATGGGGACTGCCGGGTGGCGCGAGCTTATGGAAGATGTTGACACCATGATAAACTCGCTGAATAATTTGGCAGTCATTGCAAATGAGTCAGAACTTCAGTTTAAGAAGGGCGAATTGTCAATTCTTAACTGGCTGAAGTCATTGAAAGACGCCAGCGAACGGGCATTTGAGGACTTGAGTTGAACAGAATTTACGAATTTCTCTGTAGAGAGGGTCATCGCACGGAAATGTGGACTGCGTATGAGACGCAGGAGGCTTTGTGCGATTGTGGCAGTGTGGCAAAACGTGTAATTTCTGCTCCAAAGATCAAGTTGGAGGGTTGGTCGGGCGATTTCCCGTCTGAACACGGGCGATTTGAACGAAAACACCTCCAAAAACTTGATTTTGAGCGCAAACAAACCTCCTAGAACCCGTTTTGGGCAGGAAAAGGAAAAAATGATCATTGATCCCGAAGTCGATGCGGTTTCTGAAGAGCTTGATGTCCCTGAAGAACAGCAACCGCAACTTGAACAGACCGTCGAATCCGCCGACGATGTAGAGGTTCCCGAGAAATACCGGGGCAAAAACCTCTCAGACATTGTGAAAATGCACCAAGAGGCTGAAAAGCTGATTGGAAAGCAAGCACAAGAGGTTGGCGAAGTCAGGAAACTGGCTGACGAACTGATCAAGCAGAATTTGGGTAAAAATCAATCGTTCGTTGAAGAAGCACCCGAAGTAGACTTTTTTGAAGACCCCCGCAAGGCAGTTTCAGCGACTGTTGACAGGCATCCGGACATCATTGCGGCCAAACAGGCCACGATGGAGTTCAAGAAGATGCAGGTTCAACACAAGTTGGGCCAGGAACATCCAGACTACATTCAGGTTGCACAAGACCCGGAATTTGCAACATGGGTCAAGAGCAGCCCGGTGCGATTGGGGCTGTGGGCTAAGGCCGATGCCGAGTTTGACTATGACTCGGCCAATGAACTGCTCAGTACCTACAAGGAACTGCGTACTGTTCGGCAAAAGCAGGCAAGTACGTCGAATGAAAAAGCTCGACAGACTAGCCTCAAGGCTGCGGCAGTGGATGTAGGTGGCAGTGGGGAATCGTCAAAACGTATCTACCGAAGGGCAGACCTGATCCGTCTCAAAATGAACGACCCTGCGCGCTATGAAGCGTTGGATGCCGAAATCATGCAGGCATACGCTGAAGGCCGGGTCAAATAACCCACTTCTAGGAGCATCAAATGGCATACCCAACTCCCGCAGTAACGGTCACGACCGCAGCAACCTTCATCCCAGAAATTTGGTCGGATGAGATCGTCGCCGCCTACAAGAAAAATCTTGTAATGGCTCCGCTGGTCAAGAAGATGTCCTTCAAGGGCAAGAAAGGCGATGTCGTTCACATCCCGGCCCCGACTCGTGGCAATGCTGCGGCAAAAGTTGCCAGCACGGCAGTGACCCTCCTGGCCGCGACTGAGACCGAAGTTGTGGTCAACATCGACCAGCACTACGAGTACTCGCGCTTCATCGAGGACATCGTGGAAGTGCAGGCGCTGTCGAGCCTGCGTTCGTTCTACACCTCGGACGCTGGTTACGCGCTGGCGCGGCAAGTCGATACCTCGCTGATCCAGCTTGGCCGTGCGTTCAACGGCGCGACCGTTGGCACGAACGACTACGCCACTTCCGCTGCGTCAACCAAAGCGTTCGTCGGTTCGGACGGCACCACCGTGTACAACAGCAGCAGCAGCAACGCGGCTGCGCTGACCGATGCGGCGATCCGTCGCACCATTCAGCGTCTGGATGACAACGATGTGCCGATGGACGGTCGGTTCTTCATCATCCCGCCGTCGAGCCGCAACACGCTGATGGGTCTGGCCCGCTACACCGAGCAGGCGTTTGTCGGCAACGGCAATGCGATCCGCAACGGTGAAATCGGTCAGCTTTACGGCATCCCGGTGTTCAGCACCAGCAACGCGGATACGGCTGCTGGCAACAGCACGACTGACCGAATCTGTCTGATGGGTCACCGTGACGCAATGGTGCTGGTTGAGCAGATGGGCATCCGTTCGCAGACGCAGTACAAGCAAGAGTATCTGGCGACGCTGTACACCGCCGACACTCTGTACGGTGTGAAGGCGCTGCGGGCTGCTGCATCGGTTGGTGCGGCGCTGTCGTCCTCGGCCTACGCTCTGGCTGTCCCGGCCTAATGAACCTCCCCCCATTGCGCGAGTAGTGGGGGGATCATCTTTCAGGAGGCATCATGGCAGCAGCAACAGCAGTAACTTCCCGCAGGGGTAATGACCAGTTCCGGGGTATTTTCACCGACACTTGGTCTGTTACCGCCACTCTTGACACGGCTTCTATTCTGACTACCGCTACCACCACTGACACTGTGACCATTCCTGGCGTTGCTCTGGGCGACGTTGTTCTGGGCATGTCCACGGGTGTGTCGCTTGCTGGTCTCCAGCGAACGGCATATGTGTCGGCAGCAGACACGGTGACGATTGTCACGCAAAACCCGACCGGCAGCACGGTTGATCTTGCTTCAACCGTCATTGATGTGATTGTAGTTCGGATGTTGTAACAAACGGGGGGCTTGTCCCCCCGGTTTTTTGAGGATCGTATGGCGACATTCCGATGCCTTCAAAGTGGGAACACGGTGACCTTCACCCTCCCGCATGACATCGCCAGCATGGAAGGGCACACTGGATACGTCCTGCTTGACGATGAGGGCGCACCTGTTCCGCAGGAACCAGAAGCAGTGCGGGACGATGTTGCATTCGTTCCGATCATCCGCAAACGCGGCAGACCTAGGAAGGTGATCTGATGGCTTCCAAGAAATTTATGCCGTGCCCCGGTTGCAAGACGCCCGCCAAGTGCAAGGCGGCTGGTAAGTGCCTCGCCAAAGGGAAGGCGTACTGATGATGATGTCCAAGGGCGACAAGAAGATGAGCAAGGTCATGCGCGAGTACAAGGCTGGCACGCTCAACTCTGGCTCCAAGAAAGGGCCGGTTGTGAAGTCGCGCAAGCAGGCGCTGGCGATTGGGCTGTCGCAGGCGGGGAAGAAGCGTGCCTACTAAGCCAGGGCTGTACGCAAACATCAACGCCAAGCAGGAACGCATCAAGGCTGGTTCTGGCGAGCGTATGCGTAAGCCTGGAGCGAAGGGCGCGCCGACCGCTGCGGCGTTCAGGGCGTCTGCAAAGACCGCGAAGAAGGCAAAGTGATGAGCAAAACCGCTACCCACTATCTGTCCAATGGCAAAGCCTACAAAGGCCCGGTTCACAAAGCAGGCGGGGTCTTGATGACGGGCGAAAAGCATACGGCCAAAAGCCGCAATCTTACGCACACGCCACTCAAGACGGCAAAGAAGTGAAAACGGCTGCTTGGAGCCGCAAAGAGGGCAAAAACCCTGCTGGCGGATTGAACGCCAAGGGGCGAGCGTCGTATAATGCTGAGACGGGCGGCACTTTGAAAGCGCCCGTCAAAACCGGAGACAACCCGCGTCGGGCCTCGTTTTTAGCACGGATGGGGAACATGGCGGGGCCGGAACTCAAAGAAGGCAAGCCCACGAGGCTGCTGCTGTCTTTGAATGCTTGGGGAGCATCCAGTAAGGATGATGCCAAGGCCAAGGCCAAAGCCATTTCCGCAAGGAACAAGGCAAAGGCTAGATGAGACCTATTTCGGTTGGTTCCAGACCAACTGCGGCAACGCTCACCACGCTCTACACCGTCCCGCTTGGCTACTATGCCAAAGTGGTGTTGTTTCTCGCCGTCAACGAAGGCGCGGGTAACAAACACGTTACCTTTGAATGGTACGACGCCAGTGCGGCGCAGAGTTACCAACTGGTGTATCAAAAGTCTGTTACCGCCAAGGATTTTCTCATCCTGAACGACTATGTTGTTCTGGAAGAAGGCGACATTTTGAAAGTAGAAACGGAGTCGGCTTCTACGTTCTCAGTAATCGCCACGATTGAGCTTGAAGGGAGCCAGCGAGCATGAGCGCCACTTATCTTCAGATGGTCAATGATGTGTTGGCTCGGCTTCGCTCTCCGCAAGTTGGATCGGTGACAGACACCGACTATTCGATTCTTATTGGCAAGTTTGTAAACGATGCCAAGCGACAGGTTGAGGATGCGTTCGATTGGAACGTCCTACGCGAAGCCATCACGGTCACAACGACCGCCAGTGTGTCATCGTACTCGCTGGTGGGGTCGGGGCAGAAGTTCAGGGAACTGAACGTCCTGAACACCTCCAACCACTACCCTATGCGAAACCTGACGTTTGCCCAAATGCAAGAGTACCTGCAAATGAGTACGCCGTCGCAATCAGCGCCCGTGTACTACAACTACAATGGGTACGACGGCAACTACGACACCAAGATCGACCTGTTCCCGGTGCCGGATGCAGCTTACACGCTGCTGTTCAACCTTGTGGTGCCGCAGGCCACACTCGCCAGCGACTCGACGGTCATTCTTGTGCCAGAGGAAATCGTCCAGCAGAACGCCTTTGCTCGCGCCATTGTGGAGCGTGGTGAGGACGGCGGGCTGAACAGTTCGGAGGCGTACCAGTTGTACCGCTCGATGCTGTCTGACTACATCGCGCTGGAAAGCACGCGGTATCCCGAAAACAGCATGTTCATCAGCGTCTGACAATGGCATCTCGTATCGCAACCTCTCAGGTCAGTGCGCCAGGATTCTATGGCCTGAACACGCAAGAGTCCCCGCTGGACTTGCAGGCGGGCTATGCGCTGGTTGCCAACAACTGCATCATCGACCAGTACGGGCGCATTGGCTCGCGCAAGGGCTGGACGATCGTCAATGCGACTTTCGACCTGTTGCTGGAGGATGGGGACTTCTTTCTGCTGGAAGACAGCGGCACTGCAACGTCCGTCATAGCGACTGAGGCTGGCGTAGATGCCTTGAGTGCCAACTCGATTGACGCTATCCATGAGCTTGTGCAGACCGATGGAACGCTTACCATTCTGGCGGCGGGCAACAACCTGCTGTTCAAGCTGGACGGGTCGAACATCTTAGTGACGTTGACCTATGGCGGGGGCGGGGTTGCGCCGACGATCACGGCAAACAACTGGATGTGCGCTTCCCTCAACGGGATAACGTACTTCTTCCAGACGGGCCATGATCCGCTGATCTACGACCCGGCAGTCAGCACGACGACCTTCCGACGCGTGTCTGAAAAAACGGGTTACGCTGGAACGGTGCAACCGGCAAACATTGCCATTTCGGCATACGGTCGCCTCTGGACGGCAAATACTGCCACCAACAAGAACACGATTTTCTTCTCCGACCTGCTGGCGGGGCACATCTGGACGGGTGGGACGGCAGGTTCGCTGAACGTAGACCGGGTGTGGCCGAATGGGCCGGATGAAATTACCGGTCTGGCGGCTCACAACGGCTTCCTGTTCATCTTTGGCAAGCGGCAGATACTGGTCTATGCCAATGCGACTACGCCCGCCTCAATCGCTCTGAGCGACACTGTAGGGGGCATTGGATGCATTGCCAGAGACAGCGTCCAGGTCACCAGTTCGGATGTGATCTTCCTGTCCAACAGCGGCGTTCGCTCGATGATGCGGACGATTCAGGAAAAGTCGGCTCCTGAGCGTGATCTGTCGAAGAACATTCGCAATGACTTGCAGGTAGTCATTGACGGCGAAAATCTGGCGACCATCAAGTCGGTTTACTCGGAGAAGGAAGCGTTCTACCTGCTGACCGCGCCGGTTGCCAAGCAAGTGTTCTGCTTTGACGCCAAAGCCATGTTGCCAACGGGTTCGGCACGGGCAACGACCTGGGACTCGCTTGAACCTACGGCCTTGCTGTCCCGGCGCAACGGCGACTTGCTGCTTGGCAAGATTGGGTATTTGGGGCGATACACCGGCTACCAAGACAACGGCGCAGCCTACCGCATGCAGTACTACACCAACCATGCAGACCTTGGTGCCATCAACCAGACGAGTATCCTGAAGCGGATTACTGCAATAGTGGTGGGCGGCTCCAATCAAGAGTTTACGTTCAAGTGGGGTTTTGACTTTGAGTCGAACTACATCTCGCAGAACGTGGCGATTCCAACCCAAGGCATCAGCGAGTATGGGCTTGGTGAGTATGGCGTCTCGCAGTATTCGCTTGGCGTGGTTCTGAGGAATCTGAGCGTAGCAGCCAGTGGCGCAGGCAAGATCGTGCAGACCGGCTACGAAACACAAATCAACGGATTGCCTATTTCAATCCAGAAGATTGAAGTTCAGTACAAGGACGGGAACGTCACATGAGCAATTACACCAAGGCAACAAACTTCGCCACCAAGGACTCGCTGCCGTCTGGCAATCCGCTCAAGATCGTGCGCGGCACTGAGATTGACGCTGAGTTCAACAGCATTGCCACGGCGATTGATAGCAAGTCGGACAGCATCAGCCCGACGTTTACCGGGACGGTGACGGTTGCGGCGCTGACGGCAAGTGGTGCTGCGACGTTCAATAGCACGGCGACGTTCAATGCAGCTACTGCGTTCAACGCTGCATCGACGTTTACTGCACCCAACCTGGGAACGCCTAGCGTTGTGACGCTGACCAATGCGACCGGACTGCCGCTGACGACGGGCGTTACGGGTACGCTGCCCGTAGTCAATGGCGGCACTGGTCAGACGACCTACACTGACGGCCAACTGCTGATCGGCAACAGCACGGGCAACACGCTCGCCAAAGCTACGCTGACTGCTGGAAGCAACATCGCAATCGCCAACGGTGCCGGGACAATCACTATTGCGGCAAGTTCTGTGTCAGGCGGTCAAGCATTCACCTCAAGCGGCACATTTACGGTTCCGGCAGGTGTTACGTCGGTAAAAGCTACGCTTGTTGGTGGCGGCGGTGGTAGTGGAGGTGCTCGTGATCCCGGTTCCTGTGGCGGTGCTACGGGTGGCAGCGGCGGCGGCGGTGCTACTGGGTTTGTTTTTCTAACGAGCCTGACACCGGGCAACACTATTACGGTAACTGTCGGGGGAGGAGGAACGGCTGGTGCTGCAACGCCTACCGCTGGCGGAGCGGGCGGAAGTTCGCAAATTAGTTCTGGAACGCAGTCCATTACTACTGTTACTGCTTCAGGGGGTGTTGGTGGCGGCGCTGCTAACGGTTCTGGCGCAACAGGAACTAGTGGCGCTGGCGGCACAACTACAAATGCTACTTTGGGCGCTCCCGGTCAGCAAGGCGTAACTGCTGGATATTTTCTGGGTGGCGCAAGTCTGTTTGGCGTTGGCACCGTATTGACGGCGACCGCCGGATCTGTGTATGGCAGCGGCGCAACAGGAAACAGCACTCCTAATACTGGAGTTGTTGGCTACGTAGGTGGCGCAGGCTTCGTACTTTTCGAGTGGTGACCTATGACTATTCAAAACTACTTCTTGATTGACGCCAACAATGTCGTTGATAACCTTTTTGTGTGGGACGGAGACACACAGACATGGACACCCCCCGCCAGTCACACCTATGTTGTTCAGGCAACGACGCCGTCTAAGGATTGGGGGTGGGATAAGGTGCTAAAGGATTGGGTGCTTGTTGAGATTGTGGGTCACGGTGACATCGGTTTCACTTGGGATGAAACTGTACTTACGACTTCTGCGCCCAAACCACCTCCTTTGCCGGTGCCCGAGCCGCCTACCGTTGAAGGCGCGCAAACATTATGACCCGAATTGCGCCTCGGTTCTCGGTAATCCAGAACGGAACTACGCTCAACATCTACCACGCAGATGTAGGGCAAGGTTTACCGAGACATACGCACGATTACGCGCACCTGACTATCTGCACGGCGGGTAGTTGTATGGTGCGTAAGGAAGGTCGGCAGCTTGTGATGACTAAGGACACGCAGCCTGTGAATCTGGTCGGTGCCGAGTGGCATGAGATCGAGGCGTTGGAAAACGGTACGGTGTTTATCAATGTTTTCGCACAACAAATCTGAAAACATCAAAACCCCCGTCATCAAGCATGACCACTACACCGTCTATGTGGAGCATGCGAGCGGAGTGCGCTTCATTCACATGGATGTGTTCAAGTGGAGCAAGGCGGTCAAAAAGGCGTTCACGCAGGACTGGAATGAGTGGGCTGGTCAGCAGGAAGATGTCCTGTTTGCCATGCCATTCATAGACGACGAAAAGATGAGAAAATGGGCTGTTATCTGCGGGTTTGAGGTTGCCAAAAGCCATGTCTGTACGGACGGCATAACCCGCAAGCTGTATATCTGGGGAGCAAATCATGGGTAGTCTTGTTGGAAGTGTTGTCGGAGGAGCATTCGGATACGCTGGCGCGAAGAGACAGGCTGCGTCTCAAGAGACGGCGGCCAGGACTGCTGCCGACGCCCAGATTCGCGCCGCGCAGATTGCCGCCGAAGAAGCCCGCTTCCGCCCAATCGGAATCACCACGCGATTTGGCTCCTCGCAGTTTGGTTACGGCCCAGACGGTCGCGTCAGCAGCGCAGGCTACACGGTCGATCCTGAGCTTCGTGCCTACCAAGATCGGCTCATGGCATCGGCAGGGCAGGGGCTTGGCTCGGTAGAAGGCGCACCGGGAGCCTATGCCCCGCTGACCGGAGGCGCACAACGGCTATTTGACCTCGGCAGTCAGTACGTCGCCCAATCGCCGGAGGACGTTGCAGCCCGCTACATCCAACAGCAGCAGAACCTGCTGGCCCCGTCGCGTGAGCGCCAGTTCTCCCAACTCCAGAACCAACTGTTCAACACCGGACGCGGCGGGCTTGCGGTCGGAGCCACCGGCATGCGTCCTGGCGGCGGCATGGGCTTGGGCGCAGCCAATCCTGAGATGGAAGCCTACTACAACGCACTGGCGCAGCAGGACGCTGCTCTGGCGGCGCAAGGCATGCAGGAAGGACAGCGCCAGACGGCGTTTGGAGCGGGCCTGTTCGGCACTGGTGCTGGGCTACTCGGCAGCTACAACCAAGGGCTTGTGGGCAGCTATGCGCCGTTCCTGACGGGTCTGGGGGCTGCTGGGCAGGTCGAGCAACTTGGGATGGAGCCGCTGACGCTTGGATCGGCGCTGGGTGGGAGGATTGCGAATCCGACCGGGGCAGCCGCGTTGCTTCAAGGCGGTATGGGGGCGGCTAGGTCTATAGAGCAAGGAACTGGCGTTAGCCCATTGGGTCAGTTGTTCCAAGGACTTGGAAGAGACATTCGTTCAAAGAACTTTAGCAATCCATTTGGTGGGAAAAATTCCAGCGTTGACAAATACGGCGACAGTGGATGGACAAGTGGATACGATCTTCCGATGGGCGATTTCTCAGACTCCGGCGGAGGCTGGACTAGCGGCTTCGATCTTCCAATGGGAGGCTAACCATGGCTGAAAGTCAAATTGCCGGGTTGTTCATGACGCCCGAGATGTACCAGCGGCAGCAAATAGAAGCAGCCGATCAACAGGCCATGAACTTTGCGAGACTGTCTCCAAGGGAACAGGCTTCTTACGGCTTCTACTCAGCAGGCCAAGGTCTTGGTGGTGTACTAGGAAGCCTCCTCGGCGCTCAAGACCCGCAACTCCAACGCATCACCGAGCAGCAGCAAATGCTGCAAGGGCTGGATGTGGCTGATCCTGACTCGCTGATGCAGGCGGC